TTAAGTGTGCCACTAGTTGGTAAAGATGTATTTACAACATTGTCCTCAACAAAAGTACCACCTTTGTAGTAATCACTTAATTTAAAAGGAGCTGGATCGCTAAACTCAGTAGCGATCTCAGACATTTTTATTCTTCCACTAGTAGGTAAAGGCATTATTTTTTAATTCCGTGAGTATGGCTTTTTGATTCAAGAACCTCAATTTTTTGATTTAGTTCTTTGATAGCTTCTAATAAAACAGGAACAAGTCGGATGTAATCTACCTTAAGGTATCCTCCCTCTCTCTCTCTTACTGCCATTGGGAATACCTTTTGTACTTCTTGTGCGATGACTCCTATGTCATCGCCACTCTTTCTGCTCTCTTCATTCCAAGTAAATGTATTACCACTCAATTGATTTACTTTGTCGATAGCATCTACAATAGGAGTGATATTATCTTTTAGCCTTTCATCTGAGTCTAAGTCAGCTACCACATCACCATCAGCAACAATGTCCACTGTTGCATAGATACTGCCTGTTACCTTTACACCATGAACAGTATTGCCACCATTGTCTTTAGATACTTCTTCGCCTACTTGAACTCTTGTAGGGATTGCACTCGCATCATTGTTTGCAGTGGCTATGATCACCTCAGCATCTGCCTTACCAGCGGTAATAGTCAAATCACCATCAGCGCTATCTGATGATATAACAGGGCTTGTCCCACTATTATCAGTGTCATCTAGTGTTATACTAGGTGCTGATCCTGTTATAGTCATAGCCCCTGTATCATGTGTAATAAAGCTAGTCTTTGCTTGTGTGACACCATCGTCCTTAATTCTTATAGCATTACTACTAACTTCTAGTGTAGTGTTATCTGTTGATCCACCATTACCTGCTACAAATGTAGCACTGTTTACTGCCGCATTCAACTTAGCTGCTGTTACTTGATCATTGTCTGCAAATGAATTGCCTGTTGCTAATATTGCCATTATTCTGTTGGGTTGAGTGAATTAAATGTTCTTGTTGCTGTTATCTTTAAATTCTTTACTTTAGGACTACCTGTGATGTTTTCAAGTTGTAATTGTGCGCCATAAGCTCTTCTATTACCTATTCTACCACGGATGTTAATATCCTCTTCTTGTGGAATAGCTTTATTTAGATAAGAACTAACATTACCTAATAATGTACCTGGGTCTGTTAGCTCTAAATCTACATTCTCTGTTTGTAGTTTAATGCTCATATCACTATCTATGTTTTGTCCACCCTCAACAGATAGATGAAAGTCCCTAAACTTCTTTCTGTTTATATCAGACATTGTGTACATTCTTGTTTTTAAAACTCCACTAATGTCTGTGAAATCTGTACTACCAGCTATTTGAGTAATTGTGGAATCCTCACCTTGTTTTGATCTAGTTGAAAAATCTTCAGACTTTCCATCAACCTTGTGGATACCTCCATCTGTGTTTACTGCATATACTTCATCATCTGAAACAATTAAATTAGTGTATTCAAATGGTGCAGTAGTCGTAGGAGCATCCACACTTTCCCAATTATTATTAAGGAAATTATAAATGAGCAAATGGCTATTAAAGTCATTGCCATCAAAAGGAACTGCTAGATAATATCTATTGTTAAAGTAAAGTCCAACTGCCTTTGATGCATGATCTTTACTAGCAGTGTTAAACATTCTATCCATTGTCTTTGCTATAGGCTCTGATAGTGGTGTTTGTGTACCACGAAGATTATATTCATCCAAGAACTCAAGTGAGTATACACCATTGTCTGATAAGAAGAATACATTCTTACCTACTTGAACAATAGATTTTCTAGATAATGCACCAATTTCTTTTGTAAGAACTTGGGCAGAAGCAGTTGTAGGATCAGTTGTACCACTGACTCTATGTATACTATTCTTATTAAATATTAATACAGAGTCCTCTGAGAAAGAGACGATACCTACTGTAAAGTCACTTGTACCAGCATTAAATCTAAATGATCCAAAGATCCTATCATATGTATCACTATCTAGTATATCGGAAACAATAATCTCATCATATATCTTGCGAGCATTGTTACTATCCTCTGGATCATACTGATAAGGAACTATTAATCTACCTTGATGCAATGTGCCAAACTCAGGTGTAGGCATATGAATAAACCCAAGGTTGCTAGATATTTTAGTTACAAAAGTAATAGTCTTATTAGTTTGATCAGATACATCTGCAATAAATGTAAATTTGTTGGTTGCTGTATCTATAGTCCTAATTGTAATTGTGTCATCTACAGAGAATCCACTAGAACTCCCAACATGAGAAACTGTTAAAACTTGTCCTACAGTTAATCCACTGACACTAGATACTGTAGCTGTCCCTACCTTTGTCGCTACATCTAAGTCAGTAACACTTACTTCTGACTGTTGAGTAAATGCACCACTTGTGGCTAATGAAAAACTTGGAGATGTACTAATATTGTTTGCCGCAATGTCTAACTCTAGTGCTGGTTTACCTACTGATCCACCTTTTCTAAATATATATATTTTGTTAAATGCTTGTATAACATCACAAGGATCTGAGACTGACTCTCCACCATAACTAAGATCATAAGAGGTACTAGGATCACTAGTCTTAATAGCTACTGCTTTTGTATTAGCAGCTAGTATTATGTATCCCTCATTTTCTGTAGAGTTAGGATCAATAAATGCACAAGATCCATATACACCATTTACCACTGAGTCCCTAAGATTGGGTGATGCTATGGTAGCAGTGCCTGTAGGCTCATCAGCTAGACCTGCAACAGTTACATCAAATGTATCTGTGGTAACTGCTGTTATTCTGAAATGCCCATTGGGGGCAGTTCCAGTACTTACAGAAGTCCCACTGATATTTACTATAGCATCTACACTAAGTCCATGACCTGCTGATGTTACCCTAAATGTGGTAGTGCTTCCTACTCTTGTATGATTACCATCAGTAACAGTCTTATCAGTAAAAACATTAAAGGGTAATGTAAGTGCAGTGTCACCAACTCCTAATGGTGCTTTATGTAAGTCATACCCAGGTCTAAGTCTCCACTCACCATTGCGATCAAGGCGAGCATTTTCAGATTTTTCTAGATAGCCCGGTAGCAACTGATCTGGGCGCAAACGATCATTGAAGCCCACAAATCCTAAATCTATGTCTTCAAGTACTTGATCGTCTAATCTCCCATAGCTACTATACCGTGTCATACACTATACATTTTTACCTTGTCTCTTTCTTCGGAGACGAGCTTTTTCTGCTGCTGATTTCGCTGGTGGTATCTTACCATTCTTAGCTTTGGTGAATGTTAATTGTCCTCTGCGCTTGTAGTGTGTGATTTCACCTAGTACTGTTTTACCATCAACAACCTTACTTGGCTTTCTCTTGACTGTTACACCCTTTGGTACTGTTACCTTAGGTTTAGTAGCAGTCTTGGTTGTAGAAGTCTTGGTTGTAGAAGTCTTATTCTTTTGTGGACCTTTACCACCAGTTGCTCTGTTGGTGTTTTTAGATCTATTAGTCTTAGATTTATCAGAGCTAGATTTATTAGTGCTATTTGTAACATTAGATGCGACAGTAAATCCTCCTGATAATGCCGCTCCTTTTACTACCTCTTCTCCTACTTTCCTTTTAAAAGATTTCTTTTTGTTTTTATCCTGTCTCCTTTGATTAGGACTTTTGGTAGTAGTCTTAGTAGTAGTTTTCTTAGGAGTAGTAGTCTTAGTAGTAGTAGTCTTCTTTGCAGTATTTCTTTGTGATTTCTTCTGATTAACTGCTTGTCTCCTTTGTGCAGGAGTAGTAGTCGTTTTTCTACCAGACCCTGGCGCACCCTTTGTTTCTACCTTAGTTGATTGCTTGCGAGCGCTACCTTTACCTTTACTTCCAGTGCTAGATACTCTAGGCTTTCTTCTTACTTTTTTAAGAAATTTAGCACTTTGCTCAAGAATTTTTCTCGCCATTCCTATTTTACCCATAATTATCTCCTCTTTAATTTGTTGACTGCTCTTTTGAGCTTATTGCCAGCTGAGTTTCTTTTCTTAGATGCCGCTGTTTTGATAGGCGCTTTCTTAGCTTTTGCTCTAAGTTTCTTAAAGTCACCACTATCAATCTTATCAAATGGTGCAGATTGTTTAGCAATCTTGTTTTGCTTACCCACTGCTTTTGTTGCTTTCGGCTTTGCTTTAGACCGTGATCCCGGTGTGTTCGTTGCTGGCTTTGCTTTAGATCGTTGCCCTACTGTGTTCTTAGCTTTTGGTTTTCTCACAGGACCTGTTGCTAGTCCTCGACCTTTTTTTGCAATTCGCTTTGCAACATTCCGTGCAGCTTGTGTTCCTAGTCTTAAGTAATTCATGATTTTTTGAATTTTTTATATATAATTATGGTTGTAGCAATTAGTCCAATAAATAGACCTGCTGATGAAGGTTCTGGCACAGATGGGTAATCTACACCCATTCTGTATTCAATTTCGTCCCAAGAGTAATCTATTCCTCCATAGTGTAATCCTTTGAACTCTTGTGTAAAGAACTCTGGTATTGGTTCAATATATAAAAACCCATTATCGTTGTCATAACTATAATTAGAATCATAGTCATAATCAGTTTCTATGTAAGTGATTGGTAGATCTCTTGTTTCAAATTCGTGGCTCATTTTTTAAATAAAGAAGTAAATATTGATGCGAAACTCATAAAGAATTTCTTAATGAAATTGTCCTTTGGTAAGAACATCATTATAATTGATATTATACCAATGTATGCAAATGCCATTGCCATTAGGTCATCTTTGTAATTACTGTAAATATATTCTATCATTGTACTGGACTTGGGTTTACTAGATCATGTGGCTTTATTGGGTCATCCATATCTATCATAGGTGTTTCTATCTTGTCTATGGCATCAGATTTAGCCTCAGATTGCTCTGTATCTTCTTTTGATTCTTCTTTAGGGTCATCACTAGGCTTGACTTCCTTATCCTCTTCAGTAGGCTCTGAGGATGATTTTGATTGAGATTCTTTCTTATCTTCAGTTTTGGGTTCTTGGCTTTGCTCTTCTTTATCTGATGTTTCTGTTTGTTTCTCAGTTTCTTCAGTCTCAGAAGGCTTATCGGAAGAATCATCTTTGGAAGAAGCAGAAGCTTCAGGTTTGGTGTCCTCAGTCTCGGAAGATGATTGAGAAATCTGTGTTGATTCGGAAACCTCAGCGACAAAAGTCTGAGCCTCCTCGATCTTCTCAGCGATAACATCTTGTCCCCAATCGTTAAGACTAGCAAAGTCCACAAAGTTATCAATAAACATTGGGACTTCAAATCTTTCTTCTACCACATCTTGAGCTACCTCTGCTACAAAGATCTCAGTGCGATCCTTAGCGATATCCACTTGGGTAACTGCCGCAGTTGAAACTGCTACAGTACCAGCTGCTCCCAACTGTGATACTTGGGTCACTACAGGTAGATCTTTAATTCTCTCTATAAGAGATTTCTTAAGCGCCTTAGCACCTTCCCTAGCAGACTCTTGAGCTTGTTGTATATGCTCACTAATATCTTCGCTAGTCTTTTCGCCAAGCACTTCAGAGATTGAATCCCTGAGAGTTTGCAGTTCTTGTCTTGCTCTTTTCTTATCCATTTACAGTGACAATGATTCATGATTTTGGTGCATTTCTTATTCTTTCTTGCCTTAAAGCCTCGCCATATTTTTTGCCTTTTTGGTATGCCTCTTCATTTCTAAGCAATACCTCTAAGCCAAAAAATGTAGGGCTAAAAAGAGATCTACCCCTCATCTTTGGTTTTGCTTTTTTTACATTCTTCATCTCTTCCTTGAAAGAGATTTTCTTAGACTTTTTCTTTTTTTCAGCCATTATTTACTTACTGCCGCTGATCCAAAGTAAAAAGATATAATGCTGATAACAGCAGTCTTAATCTCTGGGAGTATAATATATCCATGTAGTGTTTGGTAAGTTGTGCCTGATACAAAACCAAACCACTTCTTATATTCACTAGCAACTGTTACACCCTCTTCGCTATGAGCTAAGATGAATGGTGCAATAATTACTCCAAATAATACTGTTAAGACTATGATTCGTCTAGTCCAAGCACCAAAGGCATCAACCCTAGCTGCTGCTGCATCAGCACTTGCATCTGATGCTTTTTGTTTTTTGATCAAGCCCTCAGTAACTGCTGCTTGATTTTGTACTAATGTGCCGATGAGCTTAAACAAGAATCCACTTGCTCCACCACCTAGCATTGCTAATAATTCCGTACTCATTTTACTTTTCTCCTATGTTGATATGGTATTTTTTTACTACTTGTTTTTGTTCTTTTAAATTTGGCTTTCTCTGATGGAGACATCTCTGATTGAGTCTTTGGAGTTTTAGAGCTAACTCTCTTCGAGGGTCTGCAGGCTGGATATCCTCGACTGCTACCTTTTGCGGATTTCCTTCCACATGGTTTGCCCGTCTTAACATCTACCCATTTCTCCTGATGCCATCTTCTAAGACTCATTTTACTTTTTTTCTAGGTTTATAAGAGGTGTATTTCCCTTTTGGGAATAACTTACCAATAACATATCCTTCTTTCTTTTCTTCTCTTTCTGTTAGCTTGTATGTTGGATGTTTTCTACCTTTGAGTATTTGTCCAGTTCTTGGGTTTCTTGATCTCATTTTACCTAGAGCATCTCTAGTTACATCGAATCCTGCACCTGCATAATCATATCCACTACCCTCTGGATCAAATGGTATTAACTTCCTATTCATACCTTCTTTCTTTTACTATAACCCTTAGCAGTTTTCTTTTTGCCTCCAGGACCCTTTACTTGCCCCTTGCATACACGAACTGCATATGAATTAGCATAAGCTGATGGATATACATCATACTTTCTTTTGGCTGCTGCCTT